CCATACTATATGGAGAAGTGTTCACTGGATCAGTTGTAATCAGTTCTGGAGTTGATACGGTACAGGTGGAGGGAACTACATAATGACAATCCCAGCTTTTGATGAGAATACAAGACTTACTGATCCAAACTTACCATCAGATGTCCTTGCCTCTAAAGCCTTCCAAACGCTAGTTGAGTTGTTGGGGGAAGGAGAGATCGAGGGTTTTCCAAGTGCTGCTGGTCTTACACAGGGAACAACTGCTTATAACAACGCAGCTTTGAAAGATGTATTTCTCAATGGCACTCAGGTTTTACAATCTTCAGCAAGCAATACAAGTCCAGCAGATACTGATTTCAATTTTCCTAATGTTTCATTTGAACCAAGATTTGGTACTTCCAATCAAACAGCAATACAAGGTATTTCTGAAATAGAAACAGAAAATGCTGTTGGTGTTGCTGTTACAAAAGCAAGTCCTGTATCAAGATCCATAACAAATACTTCTGTTAATGCCGTCAGGGTAACTCTTGGCTTTCCATCACTGCAAAAGTTTGAAGATGATGGTGATATAAATGGTGCGGAAGTTGCCATAAATATTCAAACCATTGAAAATGATGGAACTACAACAACTGTTATAACAGATACTGTAAAAGGAAGAACTGCAAGCACATATTTCAGAGATTATAAAATTAACTTTGCATCTGATACTTCTTTTCCTGTAACGATTAGAGTAAATAGGACAACAGATGACAGCACAGAAACAACCTTACAAAATAGTTCATTATGGTCATCTTTTACAGAAATAATCAACGAACAAAGGGCATATGCAAACTCGGCTCATGTTGCGATTAGGTTTGATGCTCAGACCTTTCCATCGATTCCAAAACGGATGTACAAAGTTCGTGGAACAAAGATTAAAATTCCACATAATGGAACTGTTCAATCTGATGGATCAATCTCATATTCTGGAACTTTTAACGGTACATTCAAAACAGATAAAGAATGGACAAATGATCCAGCTTGGATTCTTTACGACTTGTTAACAACATCAAAAGGTTTTGGTGATCAGATAGATACAACACAATTAGATGTTTTCAGTTTTTATTCAGCTTCTGTTTATAGCGCAACTCAAGTTGATGATGGGTTGGGTGGAACAGAACCAAGATTCAGTTGTAATGTAGTGATACAAAATCAAAAACAGGCATACAATCTTATCAATGATTTATGTTCTGTGATGCGTGTCATGCCATTTTATTCGGCTGGCACAATATCAATCACACAGGATAGACCAACAGATCCAAGTTATTTATTTAACCTGTCAAACGTAACAGAACAGGGATTTACATATAGTAATTCATCAAAAAATTCAAAAGTAACTGTTGTTAATGTTGCATATTTTAATAATGAAACTCAAGAAATAGATTATGAAACAGTAGAAGATACTGCATTACAGGCAAAGTATGGGGTTGTTACAAAAAATTTAAGAGGTTTTGCCACTACATCAAGAGGAATGGCTTCTCGTCTTGGGAAATGGTTTCTCTACACACAATCTAATGAGGCTGAAATTGTAAACTTTACTACCACTCTTGAATCAGGTACTTTGGTAAGACCTGGGGCAGTGATAAATATTGCAGATCCATTGAGGGCAGGGGTTAGAAGAGGTGGTCGTATAAAAACAGGAGTATCTACAACACAGATAATTGTAGATGATGAAAATAATACAGATTTGGCAACAACAGATTCTGCAACATTATCGGTAATACTTGCAGATGGCACACTTGAAACAAAAACTATAGATTCTATTTCTGGAACAACAATAACGGTATCTTCTGCTTTTTCATCAACACCACCATCAAACAGCGTCTGGGTAATAGAAAATACAACCGTTCAGCTTCAAACTTTCAGAGTGATCGGTGTTTCAGAAGTTGATCAGCTTGCATACCAGATCACAGCCGTTGCTCATAATTCATCTAAATATGCAAACGTGGAAGATGGTACGGTATTAGCAGCAAGAACAATTACAACACTAACATCAATAAAACCTTCTCCAAGTAACTTGCAGAGTTCAGAGCAGATTGTTGTACTAAATAATCGTGCTGTATCAAAACTGTTTATCCAATGGCAGCCTGTAGCTGGGGTTACTGAATATATGGTGCAATATAGATTTCAAAATGAAAACTTCATATCAGAAAGAATTACAAGGCCAGATTTTACTATTTTTGAGACAAAAAATGGAACTTATGAGATCAGAGTGTTCAGTTATAACGCATTAGGAAAACCAAGCATTACCCCAGCAACAACATCTATCACAACAGTTGGTAAGACAGCCCTGCCAGCAGATGTGCAGAACTTACGCATTGAACCGATATCAGATCAGTTTGTGAGATTGCGCTTTGATAAATCAACAGACGTTGATGTAGTTCATGGCGGCAACGTGGTAGTCAGATCGTCAAACCTTACTGATGGCACTGGTACTTTTACAAATGCCGTTGACGTAATCCCTGCCCTCCCAGGTAGTATCAGTGAAACGATTGTGCCGAATATTGTAGAGGGAGAATATATTTTAAAATTCAGAGATGATGGTGGGAGGTTAAGTTCTGGTGAGACATCAGTTTTAGTAACAAGTCCTGACCCTTTCCCAAAATTAACAGTTTTTACAGATAGAGAAGATACAGATTCACCACCTTTTGCTGGTGCAAAAGTTGATTGTTTTTTTTCTGATGATGTTAATGGTCTTGTTCTTGGTTCACTTGTAACACTTGATGATGAGCCAGATTTTGACTCTATTGCAGATTTTGACTTCTTAGGTGCTGTTGATATAACAGGTGGGTCTTATGAATTTGCAAATACTCTTGATCTAGGTGGCAAGCAACCTTTAAGATTACGCAGGCATTTTGTAACGCAGGGTTTCTATCCAAATGATCTTATTGATAAAAGATCAGCAAATATTGATACCTGGACAGACTTTGACGGTGCTACTGCCTTTGATGTTGGGGCATCATTATTAGTTGCAACAACTGATATTGACCCTGACACCTCGGTTTCGGCCACCTACGAGCAAAGTGGCAATACGATTACTATAACTAAGACCTCGCATGGATATTCTGCTGGTGATTTTGTTGTGATAGATTTTACTGCTGGTTCAGCCACAGATGGTAATTATGAAATACAGACAGTGCCAAGTTCAAGCACATTTACTGTTACTTCAGCTACAAGTGCAACAATATCAAGTGGCACATCTTGCACCTATGGGGCAAACTTTTCAAGATTTAATCCTTTTGTAAACGGTACTTATGTAGGCCGTGGGTTTAAATTTAGATGCGAAATGGATTCTGATGACCCTGCACAAAGTATTGAGATTGACCAACTAGGTTATACAGCTGAATTGGAAAGAAGAACAGAACAGAGATCAAATATTTCTTCAGGTACATCATCATCTGGCCTTGACGTTACATTTGATCAGACATTCTTCACAGGGCAGGCTGGCACAAGTGTTGGAGCAGGCACACAACTACCAAGCATTGGTATCACTGCAAACGATCTTGGTGGAACAGACAGGTTTGAAATTACAAGTATTTCAGGAACTGGTTTTAATATAAAGTTTCTTAATGCTAGTAATGCTGTCCAGGATAAAACATTCAGTTATACTGCTGTTGGTTTTGGGCGTGGTAGTTAATTTTAAAGTAGGATATACTTAGATAAAAATTTGGATTAGACCATGAGCCAAAATGATATGACGATTGACAACTCCACAGGAGCCAACGTCAGGGCAGACATCAATAGTGCATTACAGGCGATAGCAACAAATAATTCTGGATCATCAGCACCTAGTACAACTTTTGCAAGTCAATTTTTTGCTAATACGACATCAGGTATTATGCAGATAAATAATACATCTGGAAACGCATTCATAAATCTATTTACTTTAACTGGTGGGCCAGCTTTTGCAGTTGATGGAACGATAAACTCTGTAAATATAGGTAAAGGAGTAAACTCTGTAGCTGGTAATACTGTTCTTGGAGAAAGTGCTTTAGATGCTTCTGTTTCTGGTGGAAACAATACTGCGATTGGTAGTGAGGTAATGACAACTTTAACTTCTGGGAGTAATAATACGGCTGTAGGTCAAGAGGGATTAAAACTTACCACAACTGGTGATAGTAATACTGCTATTGGAAAATCAGCTTTGGAAGCCAATACCACGGCAAGTGACAATACAGCAGTAGGGAAAAGTGCATTAGGGGCAAATACTACTGGATCACAAAATACAGCCGTGGGAAGCACAGCCTTAGATGCTAATACTGAAGGAAACAATAATGTTGCTGTTGGACAAACTTGTTTGGGAGCTAATACAACAGGAAGTAATAATTCCGCTGTTGGTAGAAACTCTTTGTCTGCAAACACAACTGGAGCTTCAAATACAGCTCTTGGTTATCAAGCCTTAAATAACAATACAACAGCCTCTAATAATACTGCAATTGGAAAAGATGCTTTAGCAGTAAACACAACTGGATCGGAAAATGTAGCTGTAGGTAATTTTAGTTTAGATGCTAATACTACTGCAAATAATAATACAGCGATAGGCCATAATTCATTATCAAGTAATACAACTGGCACTGAAAATACTGCCTTGGGAAGAAGTGCTTTAAACGCAAATACAACCGCATCAAACAATACTGCTCTTGGGCGTTCTGCCATGTCAGCTAACACAACTGGAGGTTCAAACACAGCCGTAGGTACTAATGCTTTAGATTCAAATACCACTGGTGCATCTAATACTGCTGTTGGAAGAGATGCATTAGGATTAAACACTACTGCAAGTAATGGTGTTGCTGTTGGTAGGGCTGCTTTATCAGCAAACACAACTGGAGCTAATAATGTTGCTCTTGGTACTTATGCTATGCAAGTTAGCACTGAAGGAGGTAACAATACAGCCGTAGGACACCAGGCCTTAGACGCAAACACAACAGCCTCTAATAATACTGCAATTGGTTATCATGCTTTATTAACAAACACAACTGGAGCACAAAACATAGCAGTCGGAACAAATGCTTTAGACGCTAACACTACTGGAGGTTCAAACGTAGCTGTTGGTCATCATGCCTTAAGTGCAAATACAACTGGTATAAATAATATAGCAATTGGGCGAGAATGTTTAGAAAAAAACACTACTGCTAATAATAACACTGCTATCGGTTATCACGCATTAGAAGAAACCACAACAGGTGCAGAAAATACTGCAATCGGAGCTTTCTCTTTAGCAGCAAATACTACAGGAACAAGAAATGTTGCCTTAGGTTATGAAGCATTAGAAGCTAATACAACAGCTAATAATAATACAGCTGTTGGCTATAACACACTTAAAGTAAACACTACAGGTTCAGAAAACGTAGCTATTGGAAGAATTACTATGGATGCAAATACCACAGGTGCTGGTAATGTTGCTGTAGGTAATAATGCACTTGGATCAAACACAACAGCCGATAATAATACAGCACTTGGAAATGCTGCTCTAACAGCAAACACAACTGGAGTATCAAATGTAGCTGTAGGTTCTAATGCTTCAGATGCAAACACCACAGGAAATCAAAATATAGCAATAGGAAAAAATGCTTTAGGACAGAATACTACAGGAGATGCAAATACAGCTTGCGGTCATGCAGCTTTAGATGCAAATACAACTGCTAATAATAATACCGCAGTAGGTTTTAGTGCTTTACTTTCAAACACAACTGGCACACAGAATGTTGGGGTAGGACAACAAGCTGGTGATGCGATAACTACAGGATCACAAAATACTGGTGTTGGACCTCATGCTTTAGGAAATTTAACCACTGGATCAGAAAATTCTGGTCTTGGCCATGCTGCTGGTTTTGGGCTTACAACAGGAAGTAATAATCTTTGTTTAGGTGATAATTCAGGTAGAGCTAATAGTCCATCTGGAAATATCACAACTGGAAGTAATCAAATTTGTTTAGGAGATGATCAAATTACTGCTTTATTTTGTCAGGATACTTCAATATCATCTTCAGATTCAAGAGATAAAACAGATATAGAAAGTTTTAACATCGGTTTAGCTTGGATAGAAGCATTAAGACCTGTCACATACAGATGGGATAGAAGAACATGGTATGGAACTGAAGAAGAACCTTATGGAACACCTGACGGATCTAAAAAGAGAGCTAGATTACATATTGGATTTTTAGCACAAGAAGCATTAGAAGTAGAAAAAGCAAACGGATATGGTGATAGTAATGACAATATGTTAATTTGTAACCTTACTGAAGATGGTATGAAATACGGTATGAAATATGAAAGACTAGTACCAATACTTGTAAACGCAATAAAAGAACTATCAACAAAAGTCACAGCCCTCGAAGCAGGGTAAACTGTAAAAGAACCTAATTTTTTATTATGGAAGAAAAAACCGCAGATGAAATCGCAGCAATCTTTTCTGCTGCTGGCGATAGCGTAACTGTTATCGGTACTGCTCAAGCATCAGAAGAAACTGATGATGACTTTAAAGACAAAATCAAGCGTAATGTAGAACATCTTGAAATTATCAAAGCCTATACAAAAACTGATGGAACAACATCTATCTGGACATCAGAAGATTTTACAGCCATTGACGCTGCTATTGTTGCTGGTAAAAAACTTTATTAATTTATGAACTTACAAGGAAGACTACAACAGCTTGCTCAACAAAGAGAGCAATTATGGATTGCATTGCACGAAACTAACGGAGCGATGAAGATTTTGGAACAGCAGATCCTTGAGACTCAAGCTGTACCCGAATTAACCCAGCCATCAGATACAGAGGCATCAAGCCAAGAACTAAAAACAGAGTCATCAAAGTCAAAGGCATAGCCAAAACTCTTAAAACTTCTTTCAGCATTATGTTTCAAAAAATTTGTCAGATAGCTTCATTGTTGTCGCTTTTTCTAACCTTGTCAATGTTGGGCGGTTCATACTACGCTTTCCGCTTTGTCACCAGCGAGCAATTCAAGGCTAGAGTTATGAATGAAATACTTGATAACGTATCTGGAATGATGCCAAAAGTATTAGATCAAGAATTACCAAAAGTAACAGGCCCATCAATGCCAATCATCAAATGATCTTTGGATTTTTTAAAAAATTAATAAAATATTATATTGATAAACTTGTGTCTTGGATAAGAATAAAAAAACTACAACTTGAATTAGATGATGAGATAAAAAAATATCATGATGATATGGATGCAAAAATGACAAAACCCAGAATTGTTGAAAAAGGTAAATTTGGAGAAGATCGCTGGTCTATTTCTATAGGTAATGTAGATAAAGATGAGTGAAATAAAGATACCTGAGATAAAACTTCCAACAATCAATATTCCAGATGCACCATATTTTACAAAACCAAAACTAGAAGGCAAGTTGCCTGGGTGTTATTTATATCATCGTGATCTAGAAACTACACGCAATCCATCATTACTGATATCGGACAAACGTGGCACATACACAGTATGTCCAAATGGTGAGATCCCATCATATACTCCGATGAGATATGACCCTGCACAGATAATAGATACAGAACCTGTTCCTGTTAATACTGCGCCAACTCAAAAAGATACAAACATAACACAACCAAAACCTAAAAAAGATAAGAAAGTGGTATATGAACCCTGCCCTCCAGAAAAACCACAATTTATGAAAGGTGATTACAGAAATGACAAAAGGATTCAAAGATTTGTTTCTTACGAAAGAATAGAGATAAATGGAGTTTTTGAGTGTGTCGAAAATTGGGAAGAAGTACCATTCAGAGAAAGTTTTATTGGAACTCCTGAAGGGCTTGTCTCAACTACTGTGTTGGGTGTGGTTGCTGGTGGCTCTGCATTATTGGCTCCTCTGATAAAAAAGGTGATTTCTGAAATATTTAAAAAGATAAAAAAACAACTGACAAAGAAAAAAGATGACGTAAAATAAAAAGAAGCAATAGGCCCTACATATCCTCCTGTTAAATCAGGATGTGAGTTTCTGATGGATCGTTCTGTTGCTTTTATTAGATCGGAGTTGTTATGCCTAGAGAAATACTAGGTCAGCCAACCTCTCTCTGATGCGGACTAAGCAGCTTGGGCAACTGCGAAGGAACCCTTCCGATCTAGCCCATGCAACCAGACCCATTATCAAGTTGTTGACTCAACCTCTGCTCTGTTGGAGCGTCAGTTGCTACTCTAATTTATGAGTGTGTGGTAATACCTGATTGGGAATAGTTGTTAATACTACGTTTTTACACGCTACCGCATCTTCATTTATTAGTTTTACTCCAAGTTTAAATTGTTCAGCACATACCTTCATTCTTGCAAGATTTGCCTCTAAACGTGCCTTCTGCAATGCAAACTCCTGTCCTTTTATTTGGTTTTCAGCAGCTTTGACGCACAGATCAGACCCCTCCCCCAATGGTATCTGCAAGCTGATGGTAAAACCATAATTAAAATTATGAGTTGATTGATCTATTCTTGGTTGTTCACTTTGATATAAAATTTTCCCTGGATTTACTAAATTACCCTCTGCATCCTCTGCAAGGTCATAGATATTTGTTTTTGTTGTGGTAATTCTAGGTGTACTGTAGTTTTCCCCTTTGGTAACAAACGGTGTTAATGCTAATGTCGGTTGTTGGCACTGAATATTTCCTCCATAAGTCATAGTAGGAAAACCACCATTTATGGTTTGGTAGCCATTATTGATCACCGTTCCAGAACTGGATGCACTGGGGCTAGATACAGTATTAGCAAGGGTTTTGGGGGAATATAATAATAGAAGTAAACCTAATTTGAAAAAATACTTAAACTTGTGCTTTGACTTTCTGTATTTATTGTGCGTTGGATAGTGCTGGTTGCGTCTAAACCTGGAGCAAGAAAATTCTCTGTTATGCTGAACGCTTCGCCTGCATCTTTGATCTCCCATTGGGGCTTGGTCGGTAAATCTGGAGTTACCCATTTGAATGAAACTCCATTAACTGTCTGTGTGTTTGTATAGGTTGCATCAGGTGATATAACTGTTCCATCCTTAACTTGTATGTTATGGCCTTGCAAACTGTAAGAATATCCTGTCCGATAATTTTCTGTAACAATGGTTTCCACAATAATAGTTTTACTAGAACTGCTACTTTCCATTTGGCCTGTAGAAAATGAGGGCGTAATTCCTCCAGCATAAGCACTAGGTATGCCAAATAAAAATATGACCAGCCATTTCATCAATCAATTTCAAGTTTTATTGTGCTAGACATCTGGGCTGTAACCCCTGCTCCTGTAGCAGATAAGTTAACTGTCATTGCTCCACCAGAATCCATTGTCATGGCCGTAGTGCCAATATCTCCACCACTCACAGTTGTGGTATCTCCAAATATAGGTAAAGCTGGTACAACACCATTAGTAACCGTTGTGGCTAAAAAACTTGTAGGTATAGAATCTCCTTGAATAAAACTTTCACTTACAGACCAAGCATCACCACTATTAGTAACTGCGTAAGTAGTTGTGTTATCTATCGTTGGAACACCATTAGTAATTTGAGCATCTGTTAAATCGAGCGTACCAATGGCATTTGCAGTATCGCCTGCTGTTGGGGTGACATTTGTACCTGATGCTGAGAAGGTCGTACCAACTCGATTGCTTGTTGAACTAGCTCCTAATGTACTGACCGAGACAACATTCTGGATTGAGTGATTGATGTCCGCATAAGCTGGTGCAGATACAAGAAAAATAAAAGGAAGTAGTTTTTTCATTTGATACCAACTTTGTTGTTCTTATTATCTACTATAGTATCTTTTTTCTTTTTTATCGAAAAACCTAGTGAGGCAGTGGATGCACTGAAAATACTTGCGATAAATGTCGGATCAAAGTCTACTATCTTTTTACCAGATGGCGGTTCATAGTATGAAAGGGATAAAAGTGATGCCGACCATAAAAGTACACAGACTTTCACAATAGTTTCGACTTTGCTTGGTTCTTGATCTTCCATAAAAAAAGCTGCTTGTGGGTATCTCTAAGCATTGACCACTGCTTAACAAACAGCCATGTGCCAAATGTAGCAAATACTGGTATGTTTGGAAAGTAACACAAAAAACCAATGTCAAAGTTTCTAATCAATCTATTCATCAAGTTCGGCAAATCGCAGAGTCTACGAAAAGCGTGTTTGTCTATCTTACAAGACTTAGCAGCCAAGTCAGATAATGACGTAGACGATGCCATCGTCAAGATGCTGGAAGAAAAACTCTTCCCAGTAAAATGAAAAAGAGAAAATTTCTTAACTTCGAGATAGAAGATGCTCCACTGGAGCTAGAGCTATCGGTCGAACAGAGATGCCGTGACATCTTGGCCTCTGATGATATTTACAGTGTCAAACGGTATTGCACTCATCTGGTAAGGCATCAAATGAAACAGGATGTTTTTCTTGCATCCTTACTTGGCCGTCTTGTGGAACTTGAGGCTGCCAATGCTGCACATCAGGTTAGGAAAAGTAAAAGAGGATTTATGAAACGCTTTCTTCGTATTCCTTAAGTTCTTCTGGTTTAAAATCCTTTACCAATAACTTTGGTATTTTATCAATCTCATAATTATATTTTAATATTGCTGTTCTTATATGTTCTGTAACCCAGCTACCGTTATTGGCAACAACTTCTGCTTTATTTCTAGAGTTAATATTAATTCTATGTTCTATTCCCTTCAGTTGTATATCAAGTAAATTTTTTTGTAAGTTTTTTATTCTTATTTGTTTTAGCTTTCTCAGTTTTAACGAATCACTCATTTTCCAGTTCCAGTATCCTTTTATTTATAGCATCATATCTTACACAATATTCTTTAAGATCTAACCGTTCAAACCAAAATTTTTTCTGTAATTCTGCAAGCTGGTCATAATAATTTTTTATCAGGTCTTTGTTGGTTTGCTCCATAATTTTATAAGAAGTTCAAGTTCAGCAACTCTTTTTTTGGCTGCTGCGATTTTTTCGGCTGTTGTCATTCAGCTAAAGTGCTTGTTAGTTTTGGCTGTTTGCAAGTAGGACATAAATTGTTTTCTTTAAAAGTAACAAATCCTCCAGAATAAATTTGTCGTGAAAATCTAGACTCCTTATAAGAAAGTTCAACTTCAAGTTTTTTTAAAGCATCTTTAAGCCTATTTTTTTTATTAGCTCTTTTTGATTGAGAGATATATGTTCTTAATACAGAACACACCTCTGAAAGTTCAGTGATTTCTAAATCCATTGTCATAAATAAAAAAGGGGTCTTACATGAAATCACATCGGAAAAAAGATTTCAATGCCCCTATAAATCAGGCTGGGATTGCTTCTGAGCTTCTACTTTTTACAGGTAATGTAAAGTCATTCACCCTTACCTGAATGGATGCTCCAGGACTGCCATCTCTTTTCTCAAAAGTATTTAAGTTGCCAGATCCTGTAACGGTAATCTGACTGCCTTTCTTTATATAGTCCATGACGACATCTCCTCGGTTGCCCCATACAGTGCAATCAATTGCAACAGTCACATCCTGTATGTCTGTTAGTAGTCTGAAATTTGTTACCTTAGTTCCTTGAGAAGTTTCCTTCTGTACTGGATCTGAGGCTAGGTTGCCAACGGCTGTAATGCTTAACATGATAATTTAATTAGTCAGGGTTGTTAGTTTTGTTTTGCCAATCCTCAATATCTTCTCGGTTGTACCGAATAGTATTATTGAGGATGACAGTCCATTTCGGGCCACTGGGATGGCCCTTGCGAGTTTTGGTTCTCCAAAGTCGCACAGTTTGAGGTTTTACACCAAGCTCTTCAGCCAATTGATCTGAGGTTATAAGTTCATTCATG